CAACATCAATATAATTAGTAACTGATTTTTTGGTGAAAACGACATTATTATTTAAACAAACACCAATTACATCCGAAACAAACACTTCATTTTCTTGTTTGATAGTTTCAAATGCAGATTTAAACATTGCAGCACTACCAAACTTATAACCACCAACACAGAAAGTATCAGACACAACTTTCTTCTCAATAATATCTGTAATAATATCCTGTTCATTGTATATGATAAAGCTTTTGGCTGATAACCTCTTTAACACTTCATGTTCGGAGATATTTGTGGTACAAACATAACTACCTGAAGTTAATTCGTGAGTGAAATAACTGTCACAGTCTTTAATGAAGATTTCGGCATCATCATTTATATTTGCTCTTTGTAATATCTGGTATACTGTATCTGCTGGACCTTTTGTTGGTTCATCAATGATAACAATGTTAACACTACTGCCAAATTCATAATTGATGAACTTAGAAGCTTGATACTTATCTTCATGTTCTTTTAGAATTCCAATAGTGATTGAATGATTTGTGAATGAACGCAAAGCATTTTTCAACATCAATTCATGTTTGTAATCATATAACAAATACTTTGGTTTCATGTTTGGAAACCTAGTTGATAGTCCGGCTGCAGGTACAATTATTTCCATAATTTATTAATCTCTCTTAATATAAATTGATTATCAAACTCACTTTTAGTGTACGGGTAAACTCTCAATAACATCAATATCAATAGATAATCATTATTCGCTTCAGGAAACACATTCAAAATTTTGGACTGAATAGAACTGATTTTGGTATCTAATTTGATATCAGTATGTCTTAAAAACCATTTGCATTGCAGGTCTTGTCTCATTTTAGCAATGTCAAATATATATGAATCATATGGACTCTGCATAGGATCAATCATATAGAATTTTCCACGAGAGTACATGATATTCTCTAATGTCAAATCACCATGATACGTGGTACATGGTAATATTTTTGGTAACTTGGATATCAATTCTTCTTTAGTGAATGGCAATGTTGTACAATCATCCATCCATTTTAACTTATCATAATACGTTTGAGTGTAATCTTTTTCCATCTTAACTGATGAAAAAGAAGTCAATGTAGACTTGATAAACTTTGTTAATTGATTTTGTATGTTATGTGTAAGGTATGTTTTTATATCCAAGCCATGAATATACTGCATATCTAAAGTTTCATCTTTGTAAGTATATATTTCAGGCAAAGAATAACCTTCACTAATCAACACTTCCATGCGTGAATAGTTTCTATCAACATTACCTATTTTTCGGACAAAGAGTTTTTCTTCATCCTTCATTAAGTAAATTTTACTACCGGAATGTCCAGATAATTCTTTTATTATTTCGGCCATTGGTCATAATCATCACGAATCAATGAATGCCATGTTCCATTATGAGCACCAGGTGGAAATGGATTATCCATATTAACATATACTAATTTTTCACCATGAAGATTATGTTTACGTAAGTTAGCTTTCATAAGGTCTTCACCATTAAACTGTGCCCCTGCATTGTAGTACTCATCTAAATTTTCATATGTAGACATATACTTCATCATTGTTTTATACGATCCAAACGCAAATTGGTCATTACCAAAATCTCTTTCGGGAACCATTCTGCAATTTGGTATGTATAATTTAGAATTGTCTAATTGTTCAAATGGTATTTTTACATTCAAAGCATAATCAGTTCTACTCTTAATAACCCAATCATATTTTGAATAACTATTACCAATTAACAACGAACACATATACATTGAATGAAACATCGATTGTGTTGTTCGAGCTGGATGTTTAATTGGATTAGCTGTCCTTGTGTATTTTACATCAGCTTCAGGATTAGGTTTACGTGGACTGTAAACATAATATGTTGGTTTATACAAGTCCTGTATTTTTTGATTATCACCTTCGGTCAAGTAAATGAAAGTATCAACATCATAATGATCCAAAAGATTCTTCTTATGATATTCATAACCTTTTTCAAAAGACCTTGGTTGGCCAAATAAACATAGTGCAATTTTCATCGTATTCTAACTGGTAAATTAAATATTTGATATGGTGTGTCTGTCATAATAAAATGACGTAACATTAACATATGTGGATTATAACTGTGATATTTGTGTATCCTTATGTTATTCTCTCCATACTTATGTTCATTTCTCAACCAATCTTCAAACTCAGGTTCAAACTGCGTTGATTGTAATCTCTCATATTCGTCATACAAAAAGAATCTTGAGGCTAATTTGAATGGAATCAATGCAAAGATATCTGACATTAGATTATAACATTCGGCTTCAGGTGTTACCATGAAGTCTACTGAATCAAATTTAAACAAAGCATCAAATATAATATCGTAACGGCAATATACTACAACATCATATTCTTCTTTGATTAGATTAAAAGCAGCCTTACGTGCATAGTGCATTGATGCTGCACCAGCAATACGGTCTTGAATGACCAAATCTTTTTTAGGATTGGCTTCAAGAATTCTTTTTTCCATGTCAAGAAAAGTTTGTTCATGGTCACTATTCTTCTCTCTCAATATACGACCTTCAGGAACACCTAATTTATCGATAATGGATTGTAATTGTCTATCACTTTCGTCTTTATCATTGTCAGCCCAAAGGTGACAATAAACATCCAATTCATTTATATCAATAAATTTTTTGATGTTTTCCCATGTAGTATCGAAAGTCCTATAATGACCAGAGAGTACAATACATTTCTTCATTATTTGTACCAGTACCAAACATCACATTCGGTAGTCAAAATTTCTTTACCTACTTTCGCAGCAAATTCTGTTGCAGCTTGATGCACACCAGGAATAGCTGTGAAGTCATGGCCAGAGAAAATACCACCAGGTTTCAACTTAGAATAATAGTTGAGACAATCTTTACTCAATTGGTCATATGTGTGTAAACCATCAATAAAGATAAAATCAAATTCTTCTTCTTCAAATACATCAACAGCATCATCCGATGTTTGTTTAACCAAGCTGAAACGGTTGGAAAATTTGTCCAAACGATTCATTGCATTTTCAAAAACTTCCTGTCTCTCATGCAATGGTCTACCATTCCAATCAACATAATTTTCATATGGATCAATTGATGTCAACATTAGATTTGGATGTGACTCTAACAAGAATACCGTTGTATCTCCAATGTCACAACCAATTTCCAGACCAACAGGTTTTTCAATATCTTTAATCAATTCAGCCAAACCATAACCTGAACATTTTGATTTCTGTTCGATTCTGGTTCCGAAATTAAAAACATCGTTTGTGTTAAAACTAATAATATCACTCATATTTACACCTTATAAACAAATAATTGAGACTCATCTTCTTGTCCATACTTCTGTTGAACAAACTTTTTCCATTCCGGTACACGGTCGTACTGGTGAACAATACAATACATTTCACGGTTAGCAGTCCACACAACACCATTATCAAATGTAGGTTCAGCATCTAATAAGAAAGGTCTAAATGATTCAATCTTAGATGGATCAACCATTGTTCCTGCCTGACAAGCCCATGCGTGGTGATTACCAGCAAAGAACATTACATCATAGTATGGCTGTGTATTGATTAGTACATTGAATACTGCTTGGTCACAAATTTGAATTGGTCTATTAATCGCATTGGTGAAAATATTGAACACCAAGTCTTTCATATATTCAGATGAACCACCTAATACACCAACATTATATATTGTGTTATTTTTAAATAAATCGTGTACATAAGGACCATAAGCTTGCATTAGGTTTTCATTACCCCATGGTTCATCACAATAACGTATACCTTCAGATCCACAAACTAATTTTTGGTTAACAATCATGTCATCACTGATAGATTGGTTTTCCATCCACTTAAATGGTGACCATTGAAAGTAAACATCTTTTACATCGGTAGTTACAACATAACGATAATCTTGCCATGTCTTTCTAAGATATTCGTAAATAGATAAGAACCGCAACACATGAACCGGCACATTCAGGTTTGGCATATCAACGATATCAAATCCTTGTGATGACAACCATTTTCTAGTTTCATCGGATGCATTACCAACACACATCACTTTGTGTGCATCAGGCATACATTCATTTACTGAGAGAACCCAAGGTTTGAGTTGGTTGATTCCGTAGTTTGTACAACCACCGATAATTAAATCTTTTTGCGCCATGGTAATTCTCCATTATATTGTTTCATCATCTCTTTATTTCCATTCTCAAAAAATTCAGGTGTCACAGAACCAGGGTTTCCGTTTGTACGATAATTGACCGTATATTCTTTTGAGCAATCGAATCTAGGAAAGTGTTGAGCTATTGCACCTAGAAATACTCTATCTTGCCCCCAGCCACCGTGCCATGCTGAAGCCAATTTTATCGCAATATTAGTTTTAATGCAATAGCAATTTGTATCTATATGGTTAACACCATGATATGTTTTCCATTTACCTAGTGATTCACAATTATCTTGAGTAAGGAAATTTCCATCTTTATCACATACGTTTCTTAACGAATATGACCAATCTAGGTTATACTTTTCAATTGTTTCAATACATGATTCAACATGATTAGGTTCAAACCAGTTATCTTGGTCTAAGTACAAAACATAATCTGTATTGATTAGATGTGTAAAGGCAGCATACACACGATGGCCATAAAAACCATTTGCACCAACATTAATTGGTAGATAACAGACTTTTAGAAAATTGTTTCCGGCTTTCTCATCAGTAATTGTCTTGACTTTGCCTTTGAATTGTTCACCATCACCGACAACATAACATTGAGTCTCTATTGTTTGATTCAGTACAGAATCGATTGCTTTCCTAAGTTCTGGTGAACCAGTACTTGGTATAATCACAGTTGCTTTCATAATTTTCACCTGATAATGTCTATATGTTTATTAGAAGTCCAAACTTCAAGTTCGGTTCTCAATCGACCTTCACTCTTTAGTGTATCAAAGCGATTGCTTGCTTTGTTTTTCCACCAAGATATGATATTCTCTAAATGATATTTATCATACGATTCATCAGGTATCAAGGTGTCTGTCTTACAATTAATGTAATCGATACTATTCTTAAAACCATAATTAGAAATATAATAACGTTTTTGCTCAGTTAGATTCTTTGCGTTGTCAATGGTTTGTTGAAATGATTTTTCTTCAGGTTCACCTTTGAGTGCAGCCTTGACCAAAGAAACAATCTTCATTGACATTTTTAATTTCCGACTTGAGATATTATCTTCAACGATTTGACCAACACGGTTTTCTACATAAACGATTAGGTCTTCATATGGTTTACCGTGCATCATTGGTAGAAAATCAGAATCAGTTAAACCTTTGTATCGAATGAAAGGCTTCATGCCGTCATACTGTGATACTGTCTTAGAAGAACCATACAAACTGGTAGTTTCAAACATACATAGATTCATATTGTATTTTCGATTACATATTTCACGGACCTTATGTGAGCAACAGATGGCTGCCAACAATTTACCACCAAGATAATTATAACCAAATGGCTGAGATGGTACAATTACAAAACCCATCAAAGCAGCATCATTGAATCTCTTGGCCCATTCAGGTTGTTGTGTAAACACTTGGCCAAGAGTTTCATTTCTTGGCTTCATGTTGATTACTGGTGAACCTAGTCTAATGAATCCAACGAACTTTCCTGTGTTCTTTTCTCTCACAGCCAAACGAATTTGTTTGCCTACAGGTTGAATGTTAACATGTGATGACGTAATGTTAAGTAAGTTTTCCCATGTTTCAGGATTAATTTCACACACATCAAAATCCATATCATTAGGATGCATTGTAAAATCAGAAAACAAATCATCTTCAATTGGAAACAAAGGACTACTGGACATCTCACTTAGAGAATTCAGTTTCTGGTCACGCATGTACTCATCAATACGTTCAAAGTTACCAAAGTAATCTTCATATACTTTAGCACAATGTAACGCTTCTTCTTTAGTTAATTTCATACTTTAAAACTACCAAAATCTTTCTTCTCTCTCATACCAAATGAGTTGAGTGGTTTATCTTCAACTTGACCAGCATCAGCAATATAACCCTGCTCAGATTGAGATACATCATACAGTTTCATCTTAGCTCTGTCAATGCCAAGAGTGAATCTTTTAAATGTTGTTGGATCATTATATCTATTCTTCAATTGTTTGACCATGATTTGTCCAACAGATTCTAGTTCTTCGGATGAAATCAAAGCAAACATCAAGTCAGCTGTCGCAGGCAAACCAAAAGACTCACTTGTATCTTCGAGTCCGGGGTCGGAAGAGGAATATCCTGTCCTTGTGGTTTGAGTTGCAGAGACAATGGGGACTCCGAATTCAACGGCCAGACCTCGCAATTCTTCTGCAATTGCTTTAACATAGGTATAGGAATTAACGTTGGCTCCTGCTTTGATTCTGGCGGAGCAACAAATATTGAGATAATCAATAAAAATAATATCTGGTACAAAAGACTTTTTAAGGTTGAGTTCATTTAAGAGTGTCCTGAAGTGTATAGATGATGCTGATGCGGTAGGATACTCTTTGATGATTAACTTACCAGTTGTCTTTTCACGTAGTCTAGATATCTTCTTATTAAACATCTCTCTTGGTAATTCGACCAGAGAATCAACGGTCACATCAAGTAGATTTGCATCTATCCTTTCAGCAATACGTTCTTCAGCCATTTCCATAGTGATATAGAGTACGTTCTTGCCTTGAGACATACACCCAGCAGCAACGTGACACATAAAGAGAGACTTACCCACACCAGTCCCTGCCAATGCAATGTTAAGTGTCTTGGCAGGAAGACCACCCTTGGTGATTTTGTTGAAGAATTCAAGGTCGAATGGGATTCGTTCTTCTTTTCTGTGGTAGAATTCATATCGTTCATCGGAGTTTTCTAAGTAATCGTGACCAACCGAGTTATCAAAACTTACCGCCAAGGCGTCCGATAGTATCTTGGGAATCGAACCTTTGTCTTGGGTTTTGTCTTTCCCTTCGAGTATAGAAATAGACCCCAATACTGCATTGTATATTGCCTTCTCTTGTACGAATTCTTCTGACTTATCAACAAGCCATTGAATCTTGGATTCTTCTCCGCTAGCCAAAACAATTTCTTTAAGATAAGCTTCCGACTTTTCCACTTCATCATTTGTGAGATTTCGTTTCTCTTTGATGGCCAATGCAATTGCTTCAATCGATGGTGAAGAATTGTAAGTGCTTGTAAATGATAATATTTCATTGAATATTAATCTTTCAGTTCTGTCGGTAAAATACTCATCTTTTAGGAAAGGTAATACTTTGCGGATGTATTCATCATTATAAATCAGGTTCTTTAATATCGTCTGCTCTAGTTTCATCAATTATATCCTGTTCCATGTTGGAAGTCATTATCTCTACCAATAAATCACCAATGTAGTTCTTAAAGTCGGAATTCTTTTCTAACTTCTTTGGCTTATCGACTGGTGATTCTAACACATCATATGCAAAAAGTAAATGAGCTCCATCAGGTTCTTCTTTAATTTTTACCTTGCCATATTTGAAAATGGTATCTTTGTATGGTCCAGTTAAAAATTTAATATTAACAACCGTTTCCTCATCTTTAGGATAGATGAAACAGTAATCTGTTCCTTCTATCATTTTTTATTCCTCAGTTTGCATGATTGAGCCATTACTAATGGAATACTTGTTTGTGATATATTCGTGGAATGTAATGTCATTCAAAATTGATTCCCAAAATTCATAACTATCAGTATCTTTCTCACGGTACTTTTTGTCCTCGACTTCACCGGTTTCGGTATTTACTTTTGAATACCAACCATTGCTAGGTTTAACCACATGTTTGGATTCGACTGCAATATCAAGTAAACCAGACCACTTGCTAATACCACCGTCATGCAACACAGTGATAGGAATTTTAGATTTTTCTTTAACATAACGAGACTTTTCTACATTGATAATGAAGTTATAACCAACAACTTCTGAACCTTCTTTTTCTTGTTGACGACCAAGAATAAAGATGTTGTCAGCTGAGTAATAAGAACCTGTACCACCACCAACGATATCTTTAGGAAACATTCCAATTTCTTTGTAAGTATGATTAACTACAATCATTGGAATATCTTTCATTGACAGATGTGGTGTAACCATTCTGAATAATGATTTAACTGCTTTGGCTCTTGTCATATCAGCCACAGTTTTGCCTTCTAATGCATCATCAACTTCTTTCTTTGACGCAAGATTACCAATAGAATCAACAACAATAATGAGATGGTCATCACGTTCAACATTGGTTAATTGTTGCATGATATCGGATTTTAACTGCTCAATATCAGTAAGCGGAGTATGAAGCACCCTATCAGGGTCAATACCAAAAGAGTCAAAATAGGATTGAGGAGTACCAAACTCAGAATCATAAAAAAGTAAAGCAGCGTCTTCATATTTGTCCATATAAGATTTAGCCATCAACAAAGAGAAAGCAGTCTTAAAGTGTTTTGATGGACCTGCCCACATTGTAAGACCTGGTGTTAAACCGCCATTTAGTGAACCAGATAGAGCAACGTTAATCATTGGGATTGCCGTTGGAATCATATCTTTATCATTAAAGAATTTTGATTTTGATAATATAGCAGATTCTTTAATACTGCTGTTCTTTTTAATTTTGTCAAGAATACTCATATTGTTCCTTTATTAACTGAAGAAATCTTCCAAAGAATTCACTTTTTCAACTTTCCACTTCATACAATCCAAGATAACCTTGATTGGATCAAGGAATGCTTTTTCGAATTGTAAATCATAATCAACATATTTGTCAAGCCCAAATTCTTTTGGTAAGCGAGATGGATAAGAAATCACGGTATCTTTAAAGTGATTTGGTAACTTTAGATATGTGAATTTAATCTTCTCGCCTTCTTGAATCAATGGATACTTTTTAGTAAGGTCCAAGGCTTTGAGATTATTGTTGTAGAGAATTGCACCTTTAACGTGAATTGGTGTACCTTTTTTATATAGTGTGACTGGATCGGAGTATGTAGCCAATCCATTTAGACCACGAGGGAAAGAGATGTCTTCTGGTGGCAGATTATTGAAATCACTTCTAAATTTTGCAATAAAGTCCTGAATATCTTCTTCTGTACCAGTCATCATTAGTTTGATGGCTTCTTTCATCTTATCACGGATTGCCGATGGTGTAGATGATTTAATCACCTCAAGGCCCATCACTTTCATTTGTGGTTCGTTATACTGCACACCTTCATTGTTATATACATTTAGAATGTAACGTTTCTTGGCAGTCCAAACACCTTTGTCGGACAATGCCTCACGTTTCATTTGCATCTTTTGAGAATACGCTCTAACATATTCAGCCAACTCTTTATAACTCTTATCAATAAATGGTTGAATCTTATCCTCACAGACCTTATCCATAAAGGTGATGACTTTGTTCGTATCACCAAGTTTGTCACCCATAAATCGTGATACAAGTTCCTCAAGACGGAGATATATAGAGTCAGTATCGCTCGCAATAACGTAGTCAACATTTTTACTTTCCAATAATTTGTTCATATAACCGTTAATTTTACTTTCTATGTATTTTATAGAAAGTTGACCTGCAGTAGTAACGCCAAGAGCCATCCGCAAATCATAGAAACGAAAGTATTGAGAACCCAAAGCACCATATGCCGAGTTGAGTGAAACTTTTTTTGCTAGTTGTAGGTTGTTATAGCGAGCAATTCTCTTTTCAATCTCATACTTCTTTGAATCATCTCTTTCATTCTCATACTCCTGCTTCGCTTTGAGATATAATTTCTTGAACTTCTTTCTGTCTTCATACATTTCTTCCATCATAGCAGGTAAGAAACCTTGTTTATCTGTACGAAAGAATTGTCCGTTAGGAGTTATAGTGCAATCAACTATATTTGACGTATTGACTTGTTTAAGCAGCAATTTATCAACGCTTACACCTTGTGATATCACTTCACGCATTTCATCAGTGTAGTTCTCTGGTTCAATTAGAGTCTCAGGACTAATATTGTACTGCATCATCAAGTGAGGATACAAACTGTTCAAGTCAAACGATGCCACCCAATTGTGTAGGCCAACTTGTGGTTCTTTCACATATGCACCTTCAAAAGCCGCATCTTTGTCTTTAACAATTCTTGGTGGTACAATGATATCTTTGTTTAGGAGATAAGAATATGTCAGAGCGTCCCACATCCTAGTTTGTGCAAACACATCATCATAATTGGATTTGGTATCATACGCCAAAGTCAAAGCCAATTCAATCAACTTCAACTTGTCTTCTAGTTTGATAATCAATGCAACGTCTTTAATGTTGTATTCAATAAACTTTTGGAAGTTCAATCGATACAAAGCATGTAGGTTATCAAACTCATCATAAGAGATTTTACCTTCACCCAACTCAACTTGTGCAATGGCATCCAAACGATATGATTCTTGTGACTTACCGCCAGGAGCATACCATTTGTATAATTCAATGTAATCTAGATGACCGATACCAACAACATCATATGCAATCAATTGTTTGCCATTAATCATTGTCTTGCGTTCAAAAATATAACCCCAAGGAGATAACTTTTTGGTATCTTTCTCACCAAGAATTTTACGGAAACGATTGATGAGATACGGAATATCAAAGAACTTGGTATTCCAACCAGTCACAACATCAGGACATTGGTCGTTCCAGAGAGTCAGGAACTTCTTGCATAGAGTCCACTCATCTTTGCACTTAACATACAATTCATCGCCTTGGGTGACGTAATCACCACAACCAAATACCCATGTTTTACCATTGAGAAATGTAATACAGATAGCTGTAATTGGTTCGTTTGCTTCGTATGGATCAGGGAAACCATTCTCAGAACCCACCTCAATATCGATAATTGCTATCGATACATGGTCTTGGTCCCAATCAACCATCTCTGGATGTTCATCAGCAATGTATGCATACTCATAACGTTCTTGTCCATAGATGATTGGTGCACCAGGAATTGGGTCACCATGGCCATCTTTGAATGACTTTACGAATTCTCTAGCTTCAGAGATGCTATTGAATTCTTTTTTAACAAGAGGAGTACCTTCTAGTGATTTGAAGGTTGATTTGCCTCGTTTATCGGCAATATAAAGTGATGGAGAGTAACCAATTCTATCTTTGATTCGTTCACCGTCTTTGACGCCACGATATAGAATTTGGTTACCAATCGATTGCACATTGGTATAAAATGTTGACATTAACCTGTAATAATTTGTTGTGTTGGTGGAAGAATGATGCCGGCACCAAAAATTTGATTGTAATTCTTAATAAAATCTTCAGCGGGTGTATAAGAGTATACAATATGTGTCAATTGCAAGTCAATAGTTGACCCAGTTTTTTGTTCGGAATGTAACGGAAATGGTGTAAATCCTACGTTAGGTTGACCATCTTTACCACGAATAACTGCTATACCTACTGGATTTTCTATTGTAAAAGTGGTATCTGTCGTTTTAATTACATCACCTAACAGTTCCTCACCAGTAACCAACTTCATTGCCATAATATTCATAATCTTCTCCGCATAAATAATAATATAACATTATATATGAATTCGTCTGAACAGGCAAGCTGTTCCTGTAATTTTTGCCATCAAATTATTTAAACTGGAAAAATTATGGTTTTCGATATAAATGGATCCGTTAACACTATTTGCCCTCGCTAATGGGGCAGTGCAGGCCGTAAAAAAAGGCTGTCAACTCTACAAAGATATTAAAGGTGCCGCAGGGGACGTTAAAGCCGTTCTAAAGGACCTTGACGAGCAATTTGCGAATAATCATAAAGATAAGCCTGCTACAACGACACAACGCAATGCATACATTGAAGAAAAAAATCGTGTCATTGAATTAAACAAAAAACAAGGTGAGACTGCTGGTATATACCAAGAACTCACAAATCATCTTGGTAACTATTTTGACAATATGTACAAATGTATTGCTGTTCTTGAAGAAGAAGAACGCAAAGACCGTGAAGAAATATATGAAGGTGAAGATAGTTTAGGTAAGCGTGCTCTACAACGTGTTGTTATGAAAAAACAACTTGAACAAATGACAGTAGAGTTACGTGAGATGATGATTTATCAAAGTCCACCTGAATTAGGTGCATTATGGACTGATGTTAGTGAGATGATGAAAGAGATGGGTAGTCAACAGAAGGTACTCATTGCTCGTAAAATGCAAGCTGATGCCAGAATTGCAGCTAGAAGAAGAGCTAAATTAAAAATGTATATGGAAGAAATAAGTTATGGTGGTATTATGTTTGTTATTACCATCACTATAATAATCTTGATGTCTTGGATAACTCATGATAGGAAAACACGTTGGCCAGAACTGGAACCAGAAGTGATTAAAAATAATCAGGCTGAACGTAAAAAGTTAAGACTATTAGAACTAACACAACAAGAAGAACAAATACAAAAACAAGATGAAGAATACAGACGACAAAACGAATGAAGTTACTGAGACTCAATCTTTTGCAGACTTCCTTTTAGACCTATCACTTAAAACCTTATTTTTGGTTTTCTTAGCCGTATTTTCTTTTGGTATATTAATCTCTCTAATCATCGTTAAGGCATTAAAATAAATATGGACACATTCATTGAGGAGTATCTAAATTGTTGCACTTTGTTTTTTCTATATTATTATTACTCGCCGTATTTTTTAATCTCCAAGACGTCCAAGCGCAACCAATTACCGCAAAATCGTGGCTGATTACTAATGAGGATACAGATACTATCCTAGATGAAGCTAACGCTGATAGAATACAACCAATCGCCAGTATCAGTAAATTATTAACTGCAATGGTTGTATTAGATGCCAAACAGGATTTAGATGAATTGGTGCCTCTTAGTACCAAAATTAAAGACGGATTACCATCACAATTATCACGTAGGACTTTGTTGGAATTGGCCTTGGTCAATAGTAACAATAGAGCTGCACAAACATTATGTGAGCAATATCCTGGTGGTTTTGGAGTCTGTGTATATGTTATGAATCAAAAATTGTACAAACTTAATATGTTAGATTCTATTGTGTACGAACCCACAGGATTAGATAAAAGAAATACTAGTTCGGCTAGACAATTAATGTATTTGGTTAAAGCTGCAGCTAACTATCCTTTTATTGTAGAAGCAGATAAGAAAACTTCCGTTGAAGTTAATGTAAAGAAAAGAAAAATGGTGTATCGTAACACCAATCCTCTAATAGGTAAAAAAGATTTTGTTATAAGTAAAACAGGATGGATAAATGCATCAGGTGGATGCATAGTATCTAAGATAAATAATTCTATCGTTATTGTATTAGGAAGTAGAAATACTCACACAAGAATCAATGAAGTTGCTTACCTATACGATATACACAAAAGGAGACTATAATGAAAAAACTAATTTTAGCTTTATCACTATTAACATTAGGTGCACAAGCACATGAGGTTCACTATCATGGTGGATGCTGTTATAGAGGTGGCGGTATTGGTTGGGTTGCACCAGCTTTGATTGGTGGTGTCGTTGGTTATGAATTAGCTCGTCCGCCAGTTTACGTTGAGCAACAGCCAATTATCGTACAACAACCGATAGTGCAAGCACCACCGGTTGGTTATCATTGGCAAGAGATGATTGATCCACAGACCGGTATTAAAAAGGTTGTGGCAGTTCCAAATTAAAAGTAGTTTGGTTGCAAAGCCAGGAGTCGCACCTGGAACTGAGGATTATGAGTCCTCTGTGATACTGTTTCACCACCTTGCGATATTTTAAATTAACTCATAATCTTCTTTACCACATCCACATTCTGGACAGGTAAAGTCTTCAGTCAATTCATTCCATTTGCCTTCAGTTTCTTCATCGTGGACGTGGCCACAAACTACGCATACATGTTGTTCCATTATCTTGCCTCCACTTGGTTTAATTCATCTAATTTAGCTTCATAAGCTGCTGCGTGACGTTTCTCAACTTTAGCCAAAGCAGCAAAACGTTTTTCTGCTTTTTCTAGAATAGATTGAAATTGTTTTGCGTGTTCTTTAGATTCATCAATTTGTTCGTTAATTTCTTTTACGAAATTATCAACACCTTCTAATTTAGCTTTATCACGCATTTCAGGATACATTGTAGTGAACTCATATGTTTCACCATCAATGGCCATTTGCAAGCATTCAGCGGTAGTTGGTTTATTAACCAACAATTCCAAGTGACCCCATGCATGTAACAATTCTTGGTCTGCTGTGTGTTCAAAATGGTCTGCAATATCAGCAAAGCCTTCTTCACGAGCAATTTTTGCAAAGTAACGATATTTCACATGTGCTTGTGACTCACCAGCCAACGCACTTTCTAAATTTTTTAATGTAACACTCATATGGTCTCCTAATATAAAATCATGGAGCGGAATGCCAGAATCGAACTGACAACAGAAGATTGGAAATCTCCAGTTTTACCATTAAACTAATTCCGCAATATTTGGAGCGGGTAGAGAGAATCGAACTCTCATATAAACCTTGGCAAGGTTTCAGGTTACCATTACATCATACCCGCAATGTAGTCTATTATATAGGCTCTTTTTTAAATTGTCAAGTGGTGCTCCGAGTAGGAATTGAACCTACACTCAATCGATTATGAGTCGACTGCTTTACCATTAAGCTATCGGAGCATCGAATACTGCAATGACATGTTCAATGTTAATGCTGTATAAATTTTGTTCTAGTTTGACTGCACCATTCCAGTTTACTAACAATTCTTCTCCGATTGTCACTTCATCAACACTATCAGATACTGCAATTACTTTTGCTCTATCTGGTTCACCAGAAGATTTTAAAATAATACCTGATGCTGTTTCTTTAGCACCTTCAACTCTTTCAATAATAATTTTATCACTCAATGGAATATAACTCATAAAAATCCTTATAAAAATTAAAATGCTTCTTGTTCTGTTAGAATTCTTTTTAATCTATCAGCACAGAAAGAAGCTGCAGGTGCATCTGGTTTAACCATAGGTGTCATATTGCATGTACCTTTGATATAACCAATCGCTTGTTGGACCACACATGAAGAACCATATAACTCTGATTTATTCAGGTCTAAATGTACTTCAACATGAAAGTCTTCCAATACTTCAGACAATGATTGAAACAATTCCGAAACTTTATAAACTTCGGACATTAATCTCATTGCTGGTTTACTTTTCTTATGGTCGTAATCTAATTCACGCTCAACATAACCAAATATTTTACAACCATGGCATCCATCAATATGCACAACCACAGCTAAAGCATAGTCAGCATACCAAACACCATTCACTCTTACTCTTTCAGAATCCGCACCAAGATAGACTTTAGTATTTGGACCTTGTTTAGCAAGGAATGATTTAACTTCATCTAGGTCGAATTTTTTCATATCACTATTCCTTTTTTGGCCTCTCGCCAGGGAATCGAACCCCGTCCAAGAGTTTTGGAGACTCTTGTGCTACCGGAACACTTGCGAGAGTTTTTTTCTTACCGAATATTAATTCCCAATTTTTATCATATTGTTCTTTTGGAACAGAATATGGTCTAGGACTTGAACCTTTACCACCATCACTCATAATTACTCCTTTTGGTACCCACGAAAAGAATTGAACTTTTATCTATCGATTATCGGTCGATTGCTCTGCCATTGAGCTACATGGGTATATATGACCATTAAATAAATACATTAATGGAACAAGAAAACTCTTATCAATTACTTTACAAACTATCTGATACAATCCCCTTTGCCAATACACATTGGACCACATCAAGGGAATTTAAGATAGAAGAATTGGTCCGTGTGGCAGGATTCGAACCTGCGCTCTCTCCGCCCCAAACGGAGTGACTTGACCAGACTAGCCTACACACGGAAAACTGGTGCCCCCTGACGGAATCGAGCCGCCATTTGATGATTACAAATCAACTGTAATGCCGTTATACTAAAGGGGCAAAATTTGGTGGATGTGGTTGGGATCGAACCAACTGTGGTGTAAACCGGAAGATTTACAGTCTCCTGCCATACCATTACGGCGGCACATCCATATATTGGCTGTCTAGGTTGGGCTCGAACCAACGACCAAATGATTAACAGTCATCTACTCTACCGACTGAGCTACTAGACAATGATTGGGGAGAAATACG